GGCTGGCTACGCATGGGATGGTCCGTCCGGGCCTACTTATGACAGCAAGAACAGCATGAGAGCCAGCCTCGCACATGACGCGCTCTATCAGTTGATGAGGATGGAGAAGCTGGAGCCGGGATGTCGTACTGACGCAGATGTACTTCTAGATCGCATCCTTGAAGAAGACGGTATGTGGTCTGCTCGTCGGTGGTACTGGCTGAAGGGTGTTGAATGGTTCGCTGGCGGAGCCATCAAGCCAGAGAACGTGAAGACTGTTTACGAGGCTCCTTAAACACCATAAACCTTGGCGTGGCCTTCATCCAATTAAGTGCGGTGATCGCCTTCTAGGCTAAAGGTATTCGTAGTCATTTTGGTAACGCGCCAACCTCCTTTCAAAAGCTGACGTACCCTAAACCACTTCCACCATCGTTTAAGCATTTCACGCATCTGAGTTGTTAACCCTTCTCTCCATAAACTTTGGCATGGCCTTCATCCAATAGCTTCTGGTTGATGTTGACGTCACCTAAAAATAGTGTGCCTAGCACCCGGCCAAACTTACCGCGCTTGTCGTACTGGGTCTGGATGGTTACATCCTTCGCATCAAGGACTAGGGATGTCAGCCGTCTCTTGGCTGCTAGACCAGCCACCTTTTCCTCTTTGTCTTTTGTGCGTGTCTCAGGCGTGTCAATTCCCTCCAGCCGCACTCGCGCTTTGTAGTGAATTTCAAACCCCAGATCGATCTCAACGTCTACGGTATCTCCATCTACGACACGATGGACTTGCACATTATAAATATACATTACTTATTCTCCGTTGCTCCATATAAGTTGAGACCGCCGGGACGGTAGCCCCCGAGAGAAGACCCCGCCCCGACGCCCCAATCACCGGCAACTCAACTGAGCAGAAGGTCTGCCGGGATTTCTCTTACCTTTTGGCGTATGCACCGGGTGTCCGAAAAACGGACACCGTCGAAAATAAACTTCATCCGGTCATCAAAAATCTTTTTTGCTATTAAGCATCGGTTCCGGTTGTCGAACGGGTTCTCTGGAAACTGGGCGATGGCCCAGCCGGTATCCAGCGTTAGAAGATACAGGACGAATATCACCTTCATCTAATACCCCCTTGTGTTGTGGGTGACCTCTACCGTACTCGACGTCAGCCTCTCTCGCAACCGAGTGATGTCAGACCTCATAGACTTTATAAAGGCACTCAGGCATGAAGGTCTCCTTTCATAAACTGAGTACTCTAAAGAGCCGTCGTCATAGCGCACCCACATGGCTACAGGTACGGGCGGTCTCACGACCATTTTTTCTGCATCCGCTCGACCGACTTCAAGAAGGGGCTGACGGAAGATTTAGGCACCCAGATGCAAATCTTCTTATGCGTCTCCATCTTTTTCCGATGGTACTTCTCTTGGTTGGCAGCGTGTCGTAGCTGACGCTCACTTGGCTTGACCATTTCTTTTTTCCTCCTCGTCTAGGATCATCGATATGCACCGGGCGTACCCGGCGATGTCGTGAACACTATCAGAATGTGATGGGTCTGAACAGAGCCTGCTCATTTTAACGCCGATCTGTTCCAGCGCGTGCCGCACCGCTGGGTGCGGGCACGGGGCCACGGCGTCTTTGATCAGGGCTGCGCACATGAAACCATCGAGCGGGTGACCGTAGTCCTTGAAACGGTCTTGCGTGACCCGCCTGATGGCCTTGTCGAAGTCTGCCGTCCTAGACATTCAGCTCACCCTGCAGCCGCGCAGGTACAGGCGTCGGCTGCCCATGACGCCAGCCAGTCCAGTCGGCCACGGCCTGACGCAGGCGGAACATCTCAGGGTACTCTGGGTGCTCCTCCATATACATACGGGCATAGAACGGAGAGTGGTTGTTGCAGATTTTAAACTTCTCATCATCGAGGGGACTGTGCCGGATGGTGATGTCAGTGTGCCACCTGATCCTATGAATTACGGCGCGTGCCGAGTATTGCATCCAACCCGCCTCTCTGACCTCTGTCGTAAATCTTTTGAACAGCTCATAAACCTTGGGGTTGTTGTTGTGGTACTCAAGAAACTTCTGCAGCATCCTGTGATCTTCTCTAGACATAGTAGTCTCCTATTCAAGTTCTGCCCAGTTCGGGCCAATGCCGCCCTCGACGAGATTGTCGATAGGCGCGTCGGGGAACATGTCTAGATATCCCTTGACCATGTCCTCCTCCATGATGGCGAGGCATCGCTTCGTATCCTTGACCGCTGCCTCGTCGATGAGCGCATCATGGATTGTCGATAGGATGCGGGTCATCCTCTGCTTGCCCTTGGCCCGCTCGATGTCGATGGAATTTTTATGCCTGACGAGAGCGCGGGACATGATGCTTAACGCCCCTCGCTGGACATTATAATTACTCAGCTTCGGGAGGTCCGGCTTCTTCGACATGTAGATCGTACCGCCGTCGACGCACCGGATGAAGCCCGTCTTCTGAGCCTCGTCCAGCATCTGGTAGCGGTAGTTGAAAGCATCTGGATAACGATCCTGCCAGAAGTCTATGTAGTCCTGCGCCGTGCCGATAGAGCAGCGCATGGTCGACGACAGGCCAGCGGCACCAGAACCATAGATGATGCCAAAGGAGACGCCCTTGGCTGCCTGACGGGCCGCCTTGCCGGACTTTGTCTTCTTGTTGATGGGGTTCCCGGCGATGACTGCGGCGACCTCTGAGTGGACGTCTCCCTCGACCATATCCTCTAGGAGCTGATCATCGTCGGACAGCAGGGCCAGCACGCGCAGCTCAATACCAGAGTAGTCGAGGGAGACTAGCCGTCGCCCCATACCTGCAACGAAGGACCGGCGGACCGAGGTCGTCTCTCCCAGCAACTCTCGGTCACGCGGTATCTGTTGTAGGTTGGGGCCACTGCATGAAAACCGACACGTCTTGGCTGCGCCGATGTTGAACCGTGCTTTGATGCGCCTCAGTGATTTTTTATCTGACGACATCGTCCACTTGGTGGTGAGGCTCTCGCCGAAGCTGGAGAGATACTTGGTGATGGTCTTGTATTCGCAGAGCGTGTCGAGGAAGACGACCAGCATGTTGGACCCCTCTGAGGCCATGGCACCGGCCAGCAGCTTGAGGGTGTCGATCTTCATGGAGAGCTGTCCGGTCTTCTCAGTGCGTGGCCACACCGCCAGAACATTGTCCGGCATGTGGCGGGCGAAATAATCCGACCACTGGCCGTCGGAATTTATGTTGCCGATCTCGTCTTTGCCGACCATCTCTTCGAGGGTCTTGATGCGTGCTGTCTGCTGCTTAGTCCAGAGCTTGACCAACTTCCTGTGGTGATCTGGATCGAAGGCCATACCGGCGTCTTCCATCTCTATGACGGCGGGCACCATGTCGTTCAACATCTTGAAGCCGCTCCACCGGCCTTCGTCAGACTGCTGCGCCCAATACTTCCACAGCTCCCACGTCCAGTGGGCGTCGCCGTAGGCGTAATCCTTCTGGCTCTTCGTGAGCTTCTTCGCGCTCCAGTTACTGACCTGTTCCTCCTTGTCCATGTTGTGCTCTAAGTCCCACAGCAGCAACTGCTTGAGGGAGTAGGCACCGCCGCCGAGGATGGCGCGTCTGAGGTTGCCGACGTCGAGGCAGTCTACCCTGACACCGGCATCGAGGAACCAGCGGTTCTCGAACCCGGCGTTGAAGACAATCCACTGACCGCCTTTGAATAATTTTGCGACCTTGCGGAAACCGCCCTTGATGCCGTCGAAGTCCACAAGGTAGTGGCACTTGTCGTTGCACAAACTGACCAGCCGGGCGCGGCCTTCCTTCGGAACAAGGCACGTCGTCTCGAAGTCCAGCGCGGTCGCCCCAACTTTCTTGCAGCGTTTGAGTGCTTTCTCAAGGGCGATTGTGGTGGACACCATGGTGTATTTTATAGTAGGGCTGGTCTCAGTTGATTTCATAAGGCTAACCTCCTGTTGGAGCAACTAATGTAGAATGTAGAAAAATATGAAGAACTAGGCCCGGCCCGCAAGGACCGGGCCTAATTCTATCTAAGCTACTTCTTTTTGCGCGTAGCCTTTTTCTTCTTCTTCTCCCGCTTCGGCTTTACCCCGTCCAACAGATCGTCTTCTGACAGATCGCCATCGAAGTAGGCCGCAGCGGCAGCCCTCGAAACCCAAGACTGCACGTCCAGAGTAGGCTTTGGAATGTTGTCGACACCCTGAGCACTAAACGTCGTCGACCCAAAAGTTATGACCGGCATGTCCGGTTCCGCAGCGGTGGACCGTGCAACGATCTCCCTCATCAGGTCAGCCACAGAGTTTTTTCCTGATCTAGAGTTACAGGAAAACTCCACCTGCGACCCAAGATTGTCCAGAGCAATAAGCCCAAAACCCAGAAGTTTTTTCCAGCCCTCGTTTGTCTTTTCGTTGTAAGGACCGTGATCTTGTAGGTCGTCTTGATGGACCCCCTTTTCAATATCGTCAACAACGTCCCACTGCACGGCGTCGTGACGCTTGCCGTTTTTCCAGCAGATGAAACCTCTGAAGAAGGACTGTGGTTCAACCAAGTAGAACTGGTCTGGGTCAACCTCCTCTTTATTCCGGCCCAAGCTGTATTTGCCCGTGCCGCCGGAGAAGGTCAGCCACTCTTTAGAGTTACTGTCTCCAGAGGTCGCGTCATCGGCAGCCTGCAGCATGGCGTCAGATAGTGAGCTGACGTCGATGGACGGAAGGTTGTCGCTGTTTAGGTACTTCGTTAGATCATTAGCCATTTTACTATTTCCTACTTTCTACTTTGCTAGGTGGGCTTATGCCCGTTTCACCGTCAGCCGTTCTGAGGGCTGGCCGATGGTTTCAAACGGCGACAGGTTTATTCCTGCAGCCGCTACGGCCTTCTTGTCTAAGGAGGCTCGTCCCTTTGAGATGGACAGCGACACTTCGATGTTGCCGACCATCACCTTGTTTGTTGACCGCTGCTTGAGGCCGTTCTTAATCTCCTCCTGCAGGGCTGCCTTCTGGACTTTGATCTGGTCTTCCTGATCCTTCAGACCCATGTACGAAATTGCAGCGGCGTCCATGTTGCTGCCACGGTTGGCACGCGACCTGTCGGCGGCGACCTCGTCGTGCACGCCGCACGCAGCCTTGAAGGAGCACATTGTCTTGCACTCCTTTCCGCCGTCGCGCTTTCCCTCGCGGTCTAGATTGGCGACGTCTTTGGTGCGCAGTATCTTCGACGCCCGCTTGGCCATCTGATCAAGGATAGCCTTGTTGCGCGGCACCGGAAACTCTGTGATGTCGTGGTAGTTGGATGCGTCCATGTAGAGCAGCACGCCGGTAATCTTGACGCCCTTCGGCCTGTCGATCTGCTGATCGATCAGCTCCATAGCGATCTCGAGCTGGGCGACGTGGGCGGGCTTCGGAAGGTTGGTCTTGTTGGTGCGCGGGTCGATGGTCTTGAACTCGGGTACGATCCAGACGTCGTCATACTTGATGATGCCGTCAGGCGTCGCGCTGATCTTGCGCTTGGCATCCTGCAGGGAAAGTTGGTCACTGCCAACGTGCTCCAGCGGGACGTTGGCGGCGGTTAGGCTGGCGACGATAAACTTCTCGCCGTGCGTGCCGCGCCGTGCGTATCCCCAGTCCTGCGCCTCTCCCTTGGCACCGTTCTTTTGATACCACTGCTTCCTGATGCAGCTCATCGCTTCACTTGCATTAAGGTAGGCGTCGCGCTGCTTCTGGTCGAAGCGACCGGCGTCGTTGATGTCTGATCCTATAATCAGTAATTCCTGCAGGGTCTTCATAGTGAATAGTCCTTCTTCCAGTAGAGTGAACCGATAATCTTCTTAAACTGCCCGCGTGCAAACTCCATCGCGTCGTCACAGCATCGGTCCAGATGTTCCTGATCGAGCGGCTCCAGCATGACCGGCGGGTTGACCTGACGCTCCATGCACTGGCCGAGCAGCTTCTTGAGCCGCTCGTTCTCGACCTGAAGATCGTCGATGTCATCCTTGAGGCGGGCCTCACGCCGCTCTGACGTGTCGGTGCCCGTGCTTGTCGTGTGGTCGTCGTGGTAATCAGCCATTGGCTTGCTCCATCATGGTTGCGTGTCCGCGTGCCTTCGTGGCGAGGATACGGCGCACTGCTTTTTCTAACTTCACGTCGGCCTCAAAGACGTCGACGTGGACGTGGTTGGCTTGCCCGATGCGGTGGCACCGTGCGTAGAACTGATCCTGCTCCGCCGGGCTGAAAGTCGTCTCGACGCAGATGACGTGGCTGCCGCCGGTCAGCGTAATGGCGACACCCATGGCCTGTATCTGGCCGATGAGAACTTGTGACGCCCCACGGTTGAAATCATCGATAAACGTGTCCCGGTGCTTTGCCGGGGTGCGGCCATCGATGACGTCAACGGCGATGCTCTTGGATTTTAACGCGGCATATAAAGCGTCGATGACATCATGGTGGACGGCACCGACCAAGATAGGCGAGATGCCTGCCTCGACCCTGTCGATGATCTCCGATACAGAGTGTTTCACTTTGGCGATGCCGATCTTGCGGCGGATGGTTGCGAGGGCCGGGTCTTTGTTGGCGACCTTCTCCTGTATCTGGGCCATCGTATCCTTCTCTGTATCCTTGAGCATTGCCTTCAGCTCGGCGTCGGCCTCGAGCTGCACCTGCAGATGGTTGATAGTCAGCGGCGGCATCTGCGCCCAGACATCGGCCAGCTCACGGCGGACGGCAAGTCCACCATCGAAGAGCCACTCGTTCAGCTCAGTGGTGTTGCGGTTGCCGACGACGACCGTTGCCGGAACCTTCTGGTGTGAGGAAAATTTCTTCTGCTGGGTGATGCAATAACGCAGGTAATATTTTGCCAAGGTATCGTTGCCGACACGCTTCTTCAATCCGTCCATGTCGGCGCGACACAGGAATGGCCAGATGTCGCAGTTATATCTGGTCGACGGGGTGCCGGTCAGGAACCAGCAATATGGAATGTCGTCGCACAGACCGCCCGAGCCGAGAATAGCTTTGGTCCGCTGCGAGGGGACCGGCTTCTTTGTGTAGTTGTTCTGCTTGATCTTGAAGAGGGCGTGCGCCTCGTCGCAGATGAGAACCTTCGCGCCCAGTGCCTTCAGCTCGTCACGACGCTTGGTCGCAATCTGGTAGGACATGATGTAGGCGTTGGCCTCTGGGTCTAGCGACTGCTTGCTGGTCCTAATGATCTGAGACGTGGCTTTGCTGCGCTCAAAGAACTCATCGAACTCTTCGGACCACATACTAAGAGAGATAGGTGGGCCAATAATAATAACCCGCAGGATATCCCCCGTACCTTCGAGGGTCTCCGCTACCATTTTAGCAACGACCTGTGGTTTATATGGCTGCATATGCCGGATGACTTCTCTAATAGCCTGCAGGGCGGTGAGGGTCTTGCCGCTGCCCATGCCGGAGAAGTTACCGGCGAAAGACTTGGATGCCAAAAAGGCAGCATCTTCAATTTGATGGGGAAGCAGTTGATGCTTCATAATTTAACCTCCTGTGATCTCATGTTCTGATTAAGCTATCTCTACATCCCAGTCAACTAAAATGATCTGGGCGATCTCGTCCACTATCTCTGGGTCGAGGTCGGCGGTGTTTACAATGTGTCCGGTGCCGCAGTCTAGGCAGCGTCCGCCGAGGGTATCTCCAGTGACGACGATGGGTTTTACGGAATTTTCTCCGCACGCTTTGCACTTGATCATGTGGTGTCTCCAGCCAAAAGTTTCTCGATGGCGATGCTTTTATCCATGCCGTTGCGGGTCAGCCAAGTGATGGCCTGTTGGTAATCAATCTCGCCGCGCTCGATGCGGCCCTTGAGGATGGTCGGGTAGTCCAGTGGCAATTCAGTTAGGCTTTTCATGTGATCTCTCCTTCTTTGCAAATGTAGTGGAGCCGGGCGTCGGCGAACTTACGAACGGCCCACCAGTGTCGGCCCCCCGCGTCGAATGTCAGGGCGTCGTCCTCGACGGCCAACAGGTTGTCTAGGACGATGGGCTGCCACGGCGTCGACCACGTCTTCATCTCGATGGACACGGCCTCTTGGATGGGCACCTTCTCTTGGCAGGCGTACCAGCCTAGGGTGTTCGGCTGCCCCATGGCGTTGGCATACCGGACGAGCATATCGCGAGTATGCTGACCCCAGTCGGCGTTGTCGGCCTGCTCTTCCCACGGCAGGAACATGCCTTCCTTGAGACCGATGCGGACGTGAGGCACCTTCTTCCCTCGGCCATGGCTGCATATGCCGGTCGTCCGGTCACCGCGTGCGTCGGTCGTGGCCCAGACGAAATCATTCGGCCACTCGTCGGACGCCGGGATGGTCGGGATGAGCGCACCTTCCAAGAGGATGTACGGAAGGTGCGCGAGGCTGGTGTGATGGTACAGCATTAGGCTGCCTGCTCCTGCTCTTGGGGTTGAAGACCGTCAGTGTAGTCGACGGCCTTTTGCGCGTCACGCGCTGCCCTGAAAATTGCCTTCTTGTCGGCCTTGATGATCTTGAGCCAAGCCGCCAGATACTGCGCATGATCTTCGCGGACTTCGCTTTCGATGCCGAGCTTGGCGCAGGTGATGCTGGCATAGATTTCGGCGACCAGCTCCTCTTCACCATACGACAACTTTCTTTCGCAGCGGTTCTTGCCGCCCTTCGTCCAATGGCCCAGCTCATGGAGGGCCGTGCCGTAGTAGGCAACCGCGTCGTCGAACTGCTCATAGTCAGGGAGCTGGATGCGGTCTTCGCTGGGGATGTAGAAAGCCTTGTCGCCGCCGTGCTTAACGACCGCGCCGGTCGCTTTGATGTAGGCGTCGGCCTCGGCACAACGAGCTTCGGTGTTCGCGGCGTCGGCGTCGATGACTGGAAAATATTTCTCCGGCAGGCCATCGATCTGCTCGGCGTTGAATACCGAGTAGCAGCGCAACAGGGGGATCGTGATGTCTTCCCCTGTCGTGCGGTCTTTGGTCTCGAAGGGTTTGAAGAACACGACGGTCGTGCCCTTCTCACCGGCACGCACCTGACCGCCGACCGACTTGGCCTGCTTGTAGGTGAGCCAGTTGGCGTTGCCTCTGCCGGTCAGGGCGAGGATGAAAAGGTTGATGCCTTTGTAGTGCTGCCCGGTGAAACGGGTCGGCAGGTCACCGCCGAGGGAGGCCCAGCTTTTCTTCCACTGGCCGGTGCCCGCTTCGAGCTGGGCGATGAGTTGGTCGGTGACGATCTTCTCGATGTCTATTTTCTTTTTCATAATCAAAAACTCCCTGAAGGGGCGGCTTACGCCGCCACCTTCGCCTGCTCGTCGCTGATCCGCAGCGACACGGTTGTGGCGGTCTTGGAGAACCGAGCCGCCAGCTCGGGCAGCTCGGCCTTGAAGGCTTTGCTGTCGATGGTGGAACGAACGGCCTCGACGACGAGGACGCCGACACCGTTGGTGCCGGGGATGAAGGTGCCAACCGGACGGCTGTCCAGCAGCTTGACCCGAAGCGCGGTGCGCTTCTTGGTCAGTGCCTTGATCTCAACATCGAGATCGAGGAATTGGTCGACTGTCTTTTTCATAATCATAACTCCTTGTTGGTTGAACGATCTAAAATATAACAGGTCAGATACTGATTGTATATGGTTAAAAAAGGGAGGGTGCCCGTTTCTGTCACCCTCCCAAAAATTATATCGTGACGCTTTGCGGCGGCACATGGACGAAGTCGCTGCCGACTTCTCGGTTGCCGGGGAACTCCCAGACGTGGGTGACGGGATCGTCGGTCTCGGCGACGCGGGTTGCGGTAACCGCGAACCAACGACCGGCGAGGTGATCGACGTTGCCCTGAGCCTCGGCCTCGGTAGCGAAGCGTTGGCCGTTACGATGCCAGCTAGTCTCTGAGCCGGTCTGAACTTCTGCTGCGAATGATGTGGTCATGTTACTTTTCCTCTTCGATGGTTTCGGGGGTGAAGCGTGTACCGGCGGCGTGGGCGACTGCTTGATCCCATGCCTCGGCTTCAGTGGCAGCCCACTCCCAAGCATGGTCGAGGTCGCGGCTGCCTTGGCTGGTGTCGGTGCCGGTCACGACCCACTTCTTGATGGTGGGTTTTGTGTGACGGGCGATGGCGTCGCGTAAACACTTATGCATTTTATTTACTCCTGCAGATGGGGCCGAGGCCCGTTGCGACCGACACTGGGTCAGTCAGGTCTTTGCCGCACCGACCGCAGCTATCATTGTGCTGGATGGTCAGCTCGGCGGGGATCAGGTCCGAGGCTAGAAGGCCAAGGGTCCAGTTCAACGCCTTGAAGCTGGTCGCGTCGGGCTTCCCCTTCTTACCGGCGCGGAGGGCGTGGCGGCTGTCGTTGAAGACGGTGCCGAGGAACGCCCAATCGCCGTCCCAAGAGTTGTCGGACCCGAAGAGGTGCTTCACGAAGAAGACCCGCTCGTCGTCGGACTGGGAAAGTTTGAAGGTGAAGTGGGTGCCGGTCGCGGCGGACGTCAGGGTGACGACGGCTTTACCTGAGAAGATAAAGTCAAGAGCCTCGGCGGCGGTTTCAAAACCTTGGTGCGACATGAGAAGAACTCCTTAAAAATTTTGTTATCGACTTACTGATTGGAAATTAGCATGGATCAGATACTGATGTCTACAGCTAATATCAGTATATGATAACTTTATTAACTGGACTTTGCTCGGGCGTTGTGACTACAACTGCAGTCCATTTACAGGAGGTTGATTATGAAGAAGCTAGTCAAGGCGGCCTTGGCCGTTGCCAAGCACTACCCGGTATTTCCCACCAATGATAAAATGCCCTGCTGGTCGAACAAAGAACTCGCCGTCAAGAAGGGCGACGGCGGCTACAAGATAGCCAGCCAAGACCCGAAGAGGGTCGAGGAACTTTTCTCCCACAGACGTGCTACCGAGATCGCCGTGCCGATGGGCGCGATGAGCGGATTGCTGTGCGTCGACGTCGACCTTTATAAAAACCCTGCCTTAGAGGGTTGGGTCGTCGACAACGAGAAATACCTTAGCACCCGCTACCACACAACGCGGTCCGGCGGCCTTCACTTTATATTCAAGCATCCCGGCGACAACGTGCGCTTCCCCTCGACACTGCGCGAAGGTGTCGATCTCAAGGCCGGGGGCACCGGCTATATCTGCTGGCCCGGCACCGAGGGCTATAATCTTGTCAGTGAGGATGTGCCCATCAACGAGTTCCCGATGGAGCTGCTCAAAGAGGCCATGCTGGCCAAAGGGGGCACTGGATCGTTGACCGGCGGCGACAGCTACAACCCCGCAACCGACGACGACCTCGTCAAGAGCATCCAAGAAGGTACGGAGCTTTACCCTGCGCTGCGTTCGTTGGCGTATCGGATGCCGGGCAGGCGACAGGACAACGGCATGTACCTGAGCGAAGGTGAGATGGTCACCATCCTCCGTAACGTCATGGACACCTCGGTCGCTGCTGACAGTGGCCATGCCCGGCACGATGACTGGGTCGACCGTCGGGGCAAGATAAAGGAGTTGGTGTCGACCGCTATAGACAAAGAGAAAAACGATGTGTCTCTCACCGAGGTAGAGATTGCCGCTATCACAAAAGGCGACAGCTTCATCAAGGCGCAGCAAATGATTGCGCAGGGCACCCGCCCTATTGGTCCTCAACGGGTCAGCACACCGAAGGATGTGGAGGCCCGTATAGCGGAGATGAGGACCACGAAGAAGGAAAGCACATCGCCAAAAGGCAGCGAGATTACAAGCGACTTCGTAAAGCTAAACGTCGAGCAGCTAAGAAGTATCGTTCTTCCACCCATTAAATGGGTCATCCCACAAGTGATTGCAGAGGGGGGCACAGTGGCACTGGCGGGCATGTCGAACGTCGGCAAGACCAGATGGATGGCAGCCCTCGTCGTGGCTATGTCGGTAGGTGACACTGCACGCATGGGCTTGCCCCAGTGCGTCGGGAAAGTTTCCACGCTGTACATCGCCAACGAAGAGCACGTCGAAGATATGGCACGGCGATTTAAAGCGTGCGCGTTGCAGCATGGTGACAAGAAAGGCGCGGACATTATTGTGCGCGGGAAGAAGACTGGCTCGTTCCGGCTGGTTGCTATTAACGAGACCGGCCACCCAGAGGTGGACGAGAAGAACGTCGCCATCCTCGTCGCCGAGATACGCCAGTCTGGTTGTAGCATGGTGGTGTTGGACCCATACGTTACGCTGGCCGAAGGGGGTGACGAGAACAGCGCGACGACTGCCTCAATGCTGACCAAGGCTATGCTGCTGGTTATATCAATGACGGGCTGCTCGATATTCTTTCCACATCACACACCAAAGGACAGGGCACGGGACAACGACGCCTTCCGAGGATCAGCCGACGCTTTTCGTGGATCAGGGGCCATCTACAGTTCGTTGGATATGGGTTTCACCTTGTGCAATTATTTGCCTCGAAACAAGGAGCAGCGCAAAGCGTGGAAGCAGCAATACCTATCAGACAAGCTGTCGCGTTTCATCGTCTTAGACTGCGCGAAGATCAGGGAGGGGGAGGCTATCACTGAAATAATTATGCAGCTCGTTCCGCAGAACATGGATAAGGGTGAAGGCGACCCCATCGGTGTGGTGCAGATGTCATCCGAGGCCGACGCTTCTAACGCCCTGCTTGCAGGCACCATTGATACACTGGCGAACGGTGAACTGGCGCGTGCTATGATCAACACCATCGGCGAGGGTGAGCACAAAAACATGATGGCACTGCACCGTATGATGAAGGGACATAAGTTGTGGCCAGACGTGTCGAAGACGCCGGGTAAAGATAAGCTGTTTGATATGTTCGAGGAGCCATACAACATCGACGCTGGCAGCGTCCACGTCATGTGCAGCAGCAAGGGCATGTGGCGCGTAATCATAACGGAGACAGAGTGATGGGGGCCACGATGACAATATTAAAAGCTACTTTGAGGCTAAGTAGGCGAATAGTTTCTACCGGGTTTTGTTGTGCGTTATCAAGGGATACCTCCTACCTACGTCTACGCGTAGGTAGGGGGTAGTAGAAGATGGTTAACTCGTTGATGTTAAAGAGCTATTATCTACGTCTACGCCTACGTCCCTAAAGGGACACGCCGCAGGCGGTAGTCCCATGGGAACGAGAGGTTATTATGAAAGATGAAAGACGGAAGCTGGAATATCTCCTTGGGAGAATTTTTCAGGACGGCGCAGAAATAATTGACGCGCTAGAGGGAGAGTATTTTGATGAGGCGGAAGAGGTTCTGCATTCGTATGTTGAGAACGTCGGCGAGGATTATGATGCATCCGACGGACAGGAGGATGTCGTCGTTGAGCTGCTGAGGGGAGAGGACTTACTAAAACTAAGATGGAAATTCTTTTTAATGCATTGGGAGATTACAGATGATCATTCTAGGAATTGACCCCGGCATCACAGGCGGGGCAGCAATCATATCGACAGAGATATACCGTAAGCCCATCGTCGAGGAGGCCGCCCGGATGCCCATTTACATGGAGGGCAAGAAGGAGCTGATTGACAGCGAAAATTTATTTAAGTGGTGGATGAAGTGGCCCATCGATGTCGTTGTCATCGAGTGGGTACACGCCATGCCCGCCCAAGGCGTCACGTCATCGTTCTCGTTTGGGCGCAGCACAGGAGCTGTCGAGGCAGTGGCAAAGCTCGTCGCACCTAAGATTGTATGGGTCAGCCCGCAGCGATGGAAGAAGCACCATGGCCTGCTCAAGAAGGACAAGAGGGCCAGCCTCGATCTAGCCGCAGAGAAGTTTGGTGATGCGTGGAAATGGCACAAGCGTGTTGAGGATGGCATCGCCGAGGCGGCGTTGGTGGCACTGTGGTGTGTGGACAATCTTAAATGATAGGAGTATATGGGAGGCATGGCTAAACATCATTACGTTTACGCTCTCACCGACCCGACTAAGTTCGGTAAGCCTTTCTACATCGGCAAGGGCAGCGGTGATCGTAAGGTGCAGCACTTCAGATCAGTGAGCAAAGAGATGTCCGGTGCTGAGACCAGCGACAAATTTAAAATTATCAAAGGCATCCGAGACAAAGGGCTACAGCCCGGTGCCATTGTCCTCAGTCATCACGATGAGGAGGAGGCTGCGCTGATCGAAGAGCGCAGGGTCATCGAAGAGATTGGCCTCGATAACTTGGTCAACAAATCCATCGGTGGTGAGGGTGTGAAGACAACGAAGAAATCCACAGCCAAGGTTAACCTCACAATTAAGGAAGAGAATTTTTGTCAGCTCATAGTTAGCAGCACATGCGGATCAGCGTCCGCCGCTTATGGCGTGGCATATGAGCCAAAGAAGGCGACGAAGAAAACAATAAATGAGATGGCTGCACGAATAATGAAAAAGCCCAAGATAGCCGCAAGGATCGAAGAGCTGCGTGCGCCAGTCGTTGCGAAGACACGGTATGATATGGAGTGGTGTCTGGGTAGACAGAACGACGCAGTGCTGTTGGCGGAGGAGACGGGCAACGCTGGAGCGATGAGTGGAGCGACGCGAGAGATTAGTAAGCTCGGCGGGTTGTATCCAAGCGAGAAGATCGACGCGACAATTACAGGCGACTTGGCACTGCGACTGCAGCAGGGCAGAGCACGCATGAACGAGGAGGATGAGAAATGAAGACGGAACAGCAGGACGGCGTCGCGTCTGGAGGCGCACACCAACATCACAATCATCAATGGGGCACGCCTCCGCCGGGGGCAGGCACCATGAAGGTGTGCAAGAATTGCGGCGAGAAGAAGACAACCTTCACCGACCGCGCCGAGTGCGTGGGTCGTCCAGCTATTGGCATGGTCGAAAGTAGGCACGACTATGATCCCTTTTAATTTCTACAGCGACGTCGACGAGCCTGATGGCTTCGGCATGGCGCGACGGCGTGTGCTTTGGGGTCTTGTCTACACTGGCAGACCACTCGGCATTATCGGACGCATCAAGGTTTGGATATGGCTGCGCCAATGCGAACGATTTATCAGGAAGGCATGTTGACCACATCAACTGACGAAGACCAGCTCATTGACCTGATGGCTACTTGCTACGCCAACCCGCTCAAGCATGTCCTCGTCAGTTATCCTTGGGGCGTGAAGGGCACGCCGCTCGAAGGACGGGACGGCCCAGACTTATGGCAGCGAGAGTTCCTCATCGAGCTGGGCAAGCAGGTCAAGGACAGAAACTTCGACGGCGTCAACGCAGTCAACCCAATTCAATTCAGCACGGCCAGCGGCCACGGCATCGGCAAGTCATGCCTGAGCGCATGGATCATTAGATGGATCGGCGACACGCGACCGGACAGTGCTGGAACCATCACAGCGAACACCGCCGAGCAGCTCAGGACGAAGACATTCGCCGAGCTGGCCAAGTGGCACAACCTAGCCATCACCAAACATTGGTGGACGTTGAACGCAGGCAGCGCAGGTTCGCTCAACATGTATCATCGAGACAACCCGAAGCGATGGCGGTGTGATGGACAGACGTGCCGCGAAGAGAACAGCGAAGCCTTCGCCGGGCAGCACAGAGAGAACAGCACATCGTACTATCTCTTCGACGAGGCTGGCGGCATCCCCAACAAAATCTTTGAGGTGCGCGAAGGTGGGCTGACCGATGGTGAGCCGATGACGTTCGACTTTGGCAACCCGACGCGGAATAGTGGCCGCTTCCATTCCAACATGCTTGGCAAGAACAGGGGCCGATACATCAAGCGGTTCATCGACAGCCGAAGCGTTGATATCACCAACAAGGAATACCTGCAGCGACTGATCGATGACTACGGTGTGGACAGCGACGTCGTGAAGGTCCGCGTGCTCGGTCAGTTCCCATCAGCATCAAGCCATCAGTTCATCAGCGGTGACGATGTCGACGCAGCCATGCTCAGGGAGATGACGCCCTCCGAATACAACTTCGCCCCGACCATCATCGGTGTCGACCCAGCGTGGACAGGCGACGATGACTTCGTGATCCAGCTACGACAGGGCAACAACTCGAAGACGCTCGGCGTGTATGCCCGCAACGACAACGACGTGCAGATGGCACAG